ATCACGGTCAACTACTGCGTCTATCGGATTGCGATGGACCCGAATATCAAGATTACGATTGTCTCTAAGACTCAAGAACGCGCTAAGGAGTATCTCTACTCTATCAAGCAGCGGCTAAGTCATGAGCGCTGGGCTAAACTCCAGGCCGTATATGGAAGCACAGGGGGGTGGAAAGAGGATGCCGACACTTGGAAGGCTGACCGAATCTATCTCAGCCGTGACTCGACGGAGAAAGACCCGACAGTACAAGCCCTTGGTATTGGTGGACAGATTACAGGAGCTCGCTCAAACCTCATTATCCTTGATGACGTTGTTACGACATCCAACGCACACGAATGGGAAAAGCAACTCCTCTGGCTCCAACGAGATGTAGTAACCCGTCTAGGTGATACTGGTAAGTTACTTATCGTAGGAACCCGAATTGCCTCTAATGACCTATACCGTGAAATCAGAAACGGTGAGCATTGGAGCAACGGCAATACCCCTTTCACTTACTTTGCCATGCCAGCAGTTCTAGAACTAGACGAAGACCCAAAAGATTGGGTCACGCTCTGGCCTAAAAGTCAAATACCTTGGGAAGGTTCAGATGAAGGCATACTTCCAGATGAAGACGGACTATATCCTAAATGGGACGGGCCAGCACTCTATCGAAGAAGGAGTGAAGTTTCTGCGTCAGCCTGGGCATTGGTCTATCAACAGCAAGATGTACAAGAAGATTCTATTTTTTCCCCTGCGTGTATACAGGGTTCAGTTAACAGGATGCGCAAACGCGGAGTTCTAAAGCCTGGATTACCTGGACACCCTAAGGAACACGGGGCTTGGTATACCATAATGGGGCTAGACCCTGCTATGACAGGTAACACCGCAGCAGTAATACTGACGGTTGACCGCACAACTCGCAGGCGGTATATCCTAGATGTCATCAATATGTCAGAGCCTACCCCTGCTAAGATCAGACAGTTAATCAATGACTGGGTAGACAAGTACAAACCTCAAGAATTACGTATCGAAATCAATGCTCATCAGAAAGCCTACGCGCTAGATGAGGACTTACGCTCATTCCTTGCCTCTACTGGAGTTAGATTCTCCAGTCAGTTCACAGGTAAGAACAAATGGGACACATCATTCGGTGTAGCATCTATGGCTGGTCTCTTTGGGACCATGCGTAACAATGTACATCAAGACGATAACCTTATGGAGTTGCCTTCACAAGATGGCTCTGAAGGAGTCAAATCGTTAATACAGCAATTAATAACCTGGAAGCCTGATACTAAAGGCAAGACTGACTGTGTTATGGCTTTGTGGTTCTGTGAACTACGCGCTAAGGAAGTCATCAGCAATAACAATTACAACCAAAGCCACGTTCCAAACAGATGGGCCACAAGAAAGCAACTTGAACAACGTTACGTAATGGACGTAAACGATTACGAAGCGTTAATCTACGAATAGGACTATAATGGAATTAGATATCCAAACGATTGCAAGGCGGGTTGAGAATCTTAGGCTTCGCAATGTAACCCGCGATGCACGTATGCAGGATGTCCTTGCCGTACGCAAAGGTGATATGAGTCAGATTTACCCTGACTTGTTCCCTGAAGGTATGGGTAAGTCCATGACGGCTAACTTTGTAGATGTAGCCGCACGTGACTTGGCTGAAGTATTGGCCCCGCTTCCATCTTTCAATTGTTCTACAACTAATATTAACAATGACCGCGCTCGTGTGTTCGCTGACAAGCGCACCATGATAGCAAACAACTACATATACCATTCACGTTTACAATCTCAGATGTATTGGGGTGCTGACTGGTACTTCTCATACGGCTTCTTGCCTATCTATGTAGAGCCTGACTTTGATGATAGTCTTCCACGTATCCGTGTTGAAGATCCCATGGGTGGTTATCCTGAGTTTGATAGATTTGGTCGTTGCGTAGCATACGCTAAACGCTATGCCAAGACGATAGGCGAACTAGCAGTAGACTATCCAGAATACGCAAGCGCTATTCTAGGTCGTGATGGCTTTAATCAAGACACGAACTACATGGTTGACCTTGTTCGTTACAATGATGCGAATGTAACGGTTCTTTATTTACCACAACGCAGTAATTTAGTTCTTAACTATGCCTCTAACCCAACAGGCAAGATGAATGTCTACATAGCAAGACGTCCATCGATTGATAACGAATCACGTGGACAGTTTGACGATGTAATATACGTACAACTTGCACGTGCACGATTTGCTAATCTTGCAATGGAAGCAGCAGAGAAGTCTATCCAGGCTCCTCTAGTTGTTCCAACAGATGTAGTCGACATGCCAATGGGACCTGATGCGATTATTCGCACATCACAACCAGCAGGCGTAGGTCGAGTTAGACTAGATGTACCAGCAGCAGCCTTCCAGGAACAGGCCTCACTACAAGCGGAACTTCGCCTTGGTGCCCGTTACCCTGAAGGACGCACAGGAACCATTGATGCTTCAATCATTACTGGTCAAGGTGTGCAAGCGTTGCTTGGTGCATTTGACTCTCAAATTAAAGCAGGGCAAACAATCCTAGCTGAGACACTTGAAGATGTCATGAAAGTATGTTTCGAAATGGATGAACTCCTTTTCGATAATGAAAAGAGTGTCAAGGGTGTCGCACAAGGTACTCCGTACGAGTTAAAGTACAAACCAAGCAAAGACATTAAAGGTGACTCTTCTATCGAAGTGCGTTACGGTTTAATGGCAGGACTTGACCCATCGCGAGCCTTGATTTTCTCTTTACAAGCACTTGGAGCCGATTTGGTGTCTAAGGATTTCATCCGTCGTGAACTTCCGTGGAACGTAAACGTATCACTTGAAGAACAACGGATTGAAATCGAAAAGATGCGTGGCAACCTATCGGCTGCAATTACAGCTACAGCGCAGGCAATCCCTGCCATGGCTGCTCAAGGCCAAGACCCATCTCTAATAATTCAAAAGATTGCAGACGTCATTGAACGTCGCCGCAACGGGGAAGCAATAGAGGCTGCTGCTTTGGCCGTGTTCACGCCTCCCGAGGCCCCTGAACAACCAATGCAGGCAGAGACGGCTCCACCAGGCTTACAGGGACCAGTTGAGGCTACCCCGTCCCCTGTCGCTCCTGGACAACCCTCTGGTGGGGCCCCACAACCAGGACCAGATTTAGCATCAATATTAGCGGGCTTAGGAGGATAATGTGGCTACTAGAAAAAAACCAATTCCCAAAAAGGTTGTTAAGAAGGTAGCACGTAATCGCAGGACCACTCAAGAGCCAGTACTAACAAAATTAGATTTCTGGGCAATTGCAACTAAAGAAGTTTATGACACACTACGCAAAGCAGGTATGGATGAAGGTATTGCTTTAGCGTTTGCAATGGAAAGGTCAAGTTATCCTGATTGGATAATTGATCCAAAAGACCCAATAAAAAATCCATTAGATGATTTCGAAGAAGATGAGGACTAAAAATGGTCAAGCAAGTTGTATCTGGCGTAGGAGCAAACTCTAAGCGCACAGACCAAAACCTCGTTAGCAGAATTCAAAGAGATGCAAAGATTCAAAATGCCTCTGGTGGTACATACGGAGAACGTGGCCAACTAACTGAACTTGCTCAAGAGGGTGCTGCTGCTACAATTGCACCCGATGCTACAGCGGTTGGAATGAACCCTATGGTAGGAGGATTACCAACTACTGACGCATTCTTGCCAGGAGACGATAGACCAACATCCTCTGGCGCACCTGGTGGCCCAGGAGAAGATGATAGTAATTTATCTAATCCAATTGATGCAATTGACCAGACCCAGACATTAGCACGTGCTATGCTCCTAGCAAACCCTGATTCAATACAGTTGGCTTTGATAGTTGACGCATACAACCAAGAATTGGATAACGCTATTTAATGGCTGAGAATAGGCTCTCACCTGCACAACAGGCGCTATATAACAACGAAGGCGAAGCGCGTAATCGCGCTATGCGCATTCAAATGCTATCGCTCACGCCTGGCATGTATGAAAACTTTAATAATATAACGTCTAAGTACCCAGGTATGAGTAAAGACCTCATTATGGGCATGGTAAAACAGGGAATACCAGCAAATACTCCAGGAATTGGTAAGATTGCTTCCTTAGATGGCATTGCTCAACTAAAAAGAGACCAATTTAACGTAGATAAGATTAAAAGTACAGTAGGAAACAACAG